ACATCGATAAAAGACATTACACAATAGGACCCAATCAAAGCACCTGTTATAGTTGGAATCGATTGGCCGAAACAGCCAAACACGACATATTATTTTTAGCAGGCGATGACATACAATTCATGACCAAGGATTGGGACAAAAATATAATCCGCGCCTTTGATCAGCATGCGGATAAGATATGCATGGTTGTTCCTTTTGATGGAAATGGCAAGGGCAAGGGCAACGATTTATTGCCTAACAAAGAACCTTACACACTAATGGAGGGTGATGTGGCCGGCAGTCCTCATTTTGCATTGCATCGGAATTGGATCAAGGCCCTTGGATATTTTGTACCACCTTTCTTTTGGCACTGGTATGTGGACACCTACACACAGACCGTGGCTAGGAAGTTGGGGCGTTGTGTGTTGCTGACTAAAACATTAGTTCAGGCCAAAAAAATATTTGACGATACCGCGACATTAGTAAGACAAAACTTGAACATAAACCTCAGAGATGATTATGTATGGAGCATGGTCAAGGATAGACACGTTGATGCTGATGTGGAAAAATTACAACAGTTTATAGCAAATCATAAAAAAATTAAGACAACCACTTCTTAAATTTTTCACATATCGAACTATTGAAATACATCTCGCAGAAGAGCCGCCCCGGCAATTGATGTTTCCTGTCGAGAACGTTGAATTGTTTGTTGCTTTCTATTATAAACATGGTGTTGTCCCAATAAGATAATAATTTCTTGTTCACGCCATCTGTAAGCTCTACTTCTCCCCCCTTGCTTTTGTCCGTGCGTTGTTGGAAAAACCAATACCCAATATATGTATTAGCCTGTTTTGGCGTCAGCATATGGGTGAAGTCATTGTGGAAATAAATCTGCACGCCCATTTCGTTGCAGAACTTTTGCCAGTGAGGATGTTGTATGTTGCCCCATTGTTCATAGAGCCTATCGTACACCTCTCTGGGCACCAGCGTCTTTGTGTATATGTGGGGTACAGGCGATTTATTGCGCTCAGCCTTAGATATTATCCAACGATCTTCACTCATGAACTAAAAAGATTTATCAATTCTTTCTTCCAGACGTCACTGTATTCGCAGTTCCTGTAATTTTCAAACCACGGACCGCCCTCGGTGTAATGCAATATCTTTGGAGAGCCATCTCGAGGTTCCTTGTACCAACCCACCAACCAATTATACACGTGAGGGAGAGAACCAATTTCGGAATCCTCCAACCAACTAAACCTGTGCAGGAATTTTCCTGACTCTTTATTAAGCAATTCTGGCGTAAGCATTTTATTTTTAGGATGGGCGCAATTCCATAAAACCATGCTGCTCCAGTTCTTTCTTGGATACAATAATTGCATCTGGCCATCCATCTTGACTCCTTCCTCGGGCGTGTAGTCATGTTGCACACACACCACGGCCTTGCTGTCATCGCAATATTGCTTTAATTCATCAGCGTCTATCTGCCAGACGAAATCGCAGTCACAGAACACGGCCCAGCCCTGATAATTTTGTAGATACGGTATGAAGAATCTCGTGAATGTGAATTCCGTGCTGGCCAGCTTGTCTATCTCCCGGGTGTACAGCCCTGCTTCTCTCATGCTTTTCATTTTTAACGGGACCACTTCTGTATTTTGATTCCTGCGTTTTATTGAGTGTTCGCAGACCTGATATGTGATATCTTCTCTGGGATCGTAGCCTACATACACTTTCATAATTTTCCTTCTGCTCTCATCTTCTTTCTGATGTCCGTTGCGGAGATTTTCTGTATATTGTCTGGCAACACTATTTCCTCTATCTTGTAACCAACTCCTCTGCCGTAACAAATATTAGTTATGTTTGGTACCAGCGTGATCTTGATTCTGTTCTTGTAAGGTAGCAATGCTTGTTCTATATTCTTTTTAATTGTTTCAAAATCAAAAGGATTGTCGCCAACTCCCTGCACATCTCGGACCTGTATGTTTACTTGACCGGTCTTTTTAACAATTTCTTCGAACAGTGCTTGATGTCCTTCGTGCCATGGTTGCCATCTGCCCAACATTTGAGCTGTGGGTCTACGATTATCCCAGACATGTTCCTGTATCTCATCTGCTATTCTTAAAGACCATAATTCAGCATTTTGTGTGGGTACTCGAAAATCATATTCTTCTGGTGGTACAAACATCTTGTTAGTGTCTTCGAAACGTCCTTCTTTTATGGTATCTACCCATACCGTATAATCGGCAGCAAAGTCTTCTCTGGTCTTATTAGTTGGACAGATAAAGTCCGCTATCACGTGTTTGCCCCGGTCTAATCCTTCTTGTGCAAGGCGTTTCATCCGTTCCGCTTGCCTTGTCCTGCCCTCGGGTGAAAAATCCCAATCATTGGCTGCTTCACGCACCCTGTCCGCGTTCAACCATTCCGCCCCCAGTATTGAGGCCATTTTGTCGGCTAGGTAGCTCTTGCCTGATCCAGGCAGCCCCATTACTAATATTTTTTTATTTTTGCTCATTGACAATCTTGCGTATTTGTTGCCAATTATTTACTCTTATGATTTTTTCATGCTCTAGACTCTGGTTATAGTCATGATCATACAACAATGGCCTCAGCCCGTATTCCAGGCCTTTCTTGGCGTTGGTCCACTTGTCTTCCACCCACCATAAACCGGTTCCGTGGAATTCCGCCAGTGCTGCGTCTTTGTGGTCTCCGGTTTCTAATATGAAATAATTTGTGAACACGGTGTCCCCAAACAGCTCTGCCATTCTTTTCTTGCGAAGCTCCTGCGCAGGTATGTCTGATGTCTGTGATGTAATGGGTATGAAGGTCCATCCCTCAGCGTGTAACAACTTCACCCAGGTCTGGGCGTCTGGCATTGGCTGTTGCGTTGCCATCCATGCACTGCGATTGAATTCTCTTATCAGCTCGCTGGACATGTCCTTGTGTATGCCATATCTCAGGCTCATATCGTATTCATGCTCTGTGTTGGGTAATTTTGGAAATCCTTTAGTCGCCATCCATTTACTAAAATGGTCTTCCCATTCTAATAGTACACCGTCGACGTCTGTGAGTATTATTCTATCTGATTGTGGCATCTTCCATACCAGCCACTCGCAGTTTAACTATGTTGGTCAACTGCCATTGTTTTTGATCCAATCCCTTGGTTATGCCTAACCATTTATTTCTTAATAGAGCAAATTCATTGATAATTTTTTCCATGTCCACCACATCTGACTCTCCGTCCACATACTTGTCAGCATCTCTGGATGTTAGTGCTCTGTTGTAATTTTCTAGGAATTTTTTAAATGTTTTAGATCTTAATCTTCTATTTTCTATATTGAGATATTCTAATATAGCTTCTATTTCTTGCAGTTGATTGAATCGTTGTTCCACCACTCCTGGCAATGATGCTGCTGATTTTTCAAGATTTCCAAAGATATATATTTCTTTTCTTGCTGCTTCAAACTCTTGATCGAAATGTTTTATACAATCAGGTATTAAACTAATATCCTGACTTACTTTTGTGTACCAGCTCATTATTCGTCGTATCCATCTTCTTCGTCTTCGGCAAACACGCTTTCGATCGCTGCTTCTAATTTCTCGTCATACTCTCCAGAGGATTTGATCACCTTGGTTGGAACGCCGATATCTACCAATGTCTTAATGAAGTCCACAGCACAATCCACTTTCTGCCTATCAGGCACATAGTGATTGATTGAGTTCCATATCTGTTCTATTTCTTCGTGTGTGAATTCTTGCATGTTTATTTTTATTCTATTGTTGTTATTCCTGGTCTCTCTTTAAAATTTAAAACTCTTTGTTTAAGGCCCTCAACAGCAATTACTAAAGGAGAATATTTTCCTAATTCTAAAGTTTTTACTTTAGCATGTAATTTTTCTACATCATTATAGAATGAGTAAACAGGATCAATCTTTATTGATTTTGCTTTTATCTTTTTTATTTTCTTTTTCATCTTCTACAATATTTTATCATAATAAAAAACCCAAACATCTCCGCCAAAATGTACGTAGCGTCCTTTTCTCTCTTTATTTTTTTTCTTTCTTAGTTTCTTTTTCACTCTCTTCTTTTGGTTCTGGCTGTTTAACATTTAGATAATCGTTCATTATCATTGTTAATTTATCTCCATCCCAATCTTTTCTATATTCTAGATGTTCCTTGCCCTTGCTGTCTATGTATTTTAATCTGTTGCCTGATTGCACCATTACTCCTTGCTTCTCAAACAAGTCGACCAATCCAGAGTAAGGATCCATGCCAGTGTCATATGGAATCTTAACTTGTACACTTTCAAAAGGTTTGGCATATCGAGTTTTCATAACTTTACATGCTGCTCTGATGCCTCTCACCTCAGTAATTTTATTACCTGCTTCGTCTTCTTTTAATTTTAATTTTTTCATTGCGATCACGATAGATGAAGCATAGATAAATCCTTGTCCCCCAGAAATTTTATCATCTGGATCAAACATATCCTGTGAAGCATACGTGTGATTTGTACATACCATGCCCACGTTCCAAGAACCAAACATGTTCACACAATTTCTAACCAACGATGTTAGAGCTTTGGGTTTTCTACCCAAATCACCTTTCATCTCTCCTGCTTCAAACTGATTAACATCTGTTGGAGTTAATAACATACCCAACGAATCTATCACAAATAAAATTTTAGGAGCAGTTTCTTTATTATCTGGGTTCTCTTCTCTGTACCCTTTCATGAATTCTGATATTGTTTTAGCCACATCGTCCACCATGGAAAGACTTAATTTTAATAATTTCTTCTCATCTGTGTCCACACCCAGTGCTTTAAGCCATTTTTCGTCTAGTGCGTTCTCAGAATCAATCAGTATCACATAGATGCCTTGTTCCTGTGCATTCTTGATTATGTTTCCCGATGCTATGTAAGACTTGCCTGCGCCTGATTCTCCTGCCAGCACAGATACTTTGCCCAATGGAATACCTCTGTTAAAATCTCCGGATATCAAATAGTTTAATGCGTAGTTGCCTGTGGAGATCCAGTCTGTGGGATCATTAAATCCCAAACCTAAGCCCTGGATTGATTTCGTAATACTTTTTCTAAATTTTGTTGCGTCAAATACTTTTGTCATTTTTTTTACTCCTATGTTCTTATATTAACACTAATTGGCTCCAGTGTCAATCCGCTGGAGCCAAAAGGGAAAAATTAGTGTTATTATTTGCTTTGTCTTGATCTGATTAGTTTCAAGATGTCTTCCGCTCTCTTGGCACTGTCAGTGCTTGGCTGGGGAGCCGCCACGGTCGGAGCCACGTTCACAGGCTCTACCTTGGTAACAATCTCCTCGCCAGTGACTGCTGCCACTGCTGCGGAACCGTTGGACGATCCATTTGACTGGATTGACACTCCGGCTGGTCTGAAGTACTGACCGTATTTTTCCAGATCATAGGCCTCACCTTCCACAGATTTCTCAAATAATTCCTTGATTATCTTGATCTCTGCTTCTGTTGGCTTCTTGGGTCTGAAATCATTCATGTTGAACAGGCCAAACTTGTCAATGGCCGCTCTCTCTGCTTCGTCTAGAGCTCTTTCTCTTCTGCTCCATTTTGAAGTTGAGTAATCAGCATATCCGCCTTTGGATGTCTTGGTTATCCTGAAATCCACGCCTCTCACGTAATCAGTTGGAAGCTCTTCCATCTCTGGATCCAGCAATGCCGATCTGATTATGTTGAAGATCTGTGGACCAATTATGAATCTCCTGATTGGATTCTCAGATACTTTGTCATCAGCTAAAGGATTTTGCAACACGAAACCCTGGAATATGTAACTCTTCTTCTTCCAATATTTCCTGCCCATGTCCTCCATTGACTTGTCCTTGAACCAGGGTCTCACTTCCGTGAGTACTGGACAAGTTTCACCATACATCTCCATGCATGGGACCTGCACCTGCACCGGTCTTGAATCCGACTGTCCTTTGACTCCGGCGAAAGGCAATTTGATCATTGCTCTCTCTGTCCAGAAAAAAGTATTGTTTGGATCCTTGTCAGGTAAGAAACGCACTACTGCTTCTTGATTTTCCTGTATGTTCCAGTGTGGGTAGATGGCGTTGTCGCCGCCTGTTGATGAAGTGGAGCGATTCACTTCTTGAGATTTTAATCT